ACAGTGAAGCACCGTCTAAAGCATCGGTGAAACCAGCGAAACCTCCCGCAGTTTGGGAACCTCCGCCACCACCTCTTTGATCGAACAGTTGACCGATCTGACCATTGGAACCGCCACCAGCGCCACCACGTTGATCGGCACCCGCTCCCCCGCCACCAGCTGCAATCAGAAGAGCATTCGATTGGACAGCAGAATTACGGAAGACTCCTGTGAATCCTCCGCCACAACCACCATATTCATTTCCTGTAAGACCACCTAAAGCACCGCCACATTCGCCACCAGCAGTGACTGATGCAGATGATCTAGGATCTCCACCTCCACCAACACAGATGTAATACAACTGAGTCGAAAGAAGTTTTAAACCACCAGCGGTATATCCAGAACCGCCGCCAATACCACCTGCTTGAGATCCACCAGCACCGCCTGCACCCCACATAGTAAACTGCACTGTAAATACAGCGTCAGAAGAAACAACTGTTTCTAATGTATACTCTCCCCTAGGTAATGTAAGGGGACCTTGAACGTCAAGGTTGTGGTTGATAACAGGATCACCGTTCTGAGGTGTCACACGAATAGTGCGAACAGCTTCAAACGGAGTGTTGCGGATTTTAGATGTGTCATAAAATGGACGCAGATGTCCTTCATCGGTCAAGTTGTCTAACCGACTTTCGTAGTTTAAAGTTTTAAGACTACCGACACGAAAAGGCATTTACGACTCCTTATCACCAATCAGGATGATAGTAACTTGATTAGCAGTATCTGTTAAACCATAAATTGCATCGTTCTCATCTTCGAGAACAATAGGATAGTTCAGTTCAACGTAGAATGTTTCACCAGAACTTAGTTCCTGTCTGACAAACTGTTGGGGTTTTGTTGCAGTGTCGATAGTATCGAGTGCGCCAACGTTGTCTTCTGCAAGATACAGGTTGACAGTTTCAGTTGTCGTATTTCCATTAAAAATCACAAAACCTTTAAAATAGGTCTTGGTGCCTGACGGATTAATGTACAGGGTACCAGCAGTGCCAGAAGGAATAAACTGAATATTCTTTCCGTTGCCAGTAAGTTTTCCTCTAGAGAGAGCCATTGTATACTGTATCCTCCTTGATATTTAGCTGAACAACCAGATGTCCCGCATTTCATTGCGGTCACTGAATTCCATATTCACGGTTCCATCAATATTGCTGCTAGCAACGACAAGGTTGTAACCAATATCAGCAACTTGGGTAGCAGGGAAAATGATGTTACCAAGACGAATCCTGTTAGGTGTAGGACCACCAGGATCAGCTTGGATAGTAACCCCGTTAATAGTTGCATTATTCAGGGTTTGTAAATTAGTAGTACCACTAGTAGCATCTGCCTTCAATGAGATGGCATTGTTAATAGTAGTTGCAAAGTTGGGGTCATCCCCCAACGCTGTACTTAATTCTTGTAATGTATCAAGCGCAGCTGGCGCTGATCCGATGAGGTCAGCAACTTCCTGACGAACAAATGCTGTCGTAGCAATTGCGGTTGTGTTATCGTTCAGTGCTTTAGTTACACCAGTCGAGTCACCTGCAATGTTAACAGTAGTTCTATCAGCAAAACTACCAATAGAATTCTGAGTGGTGATATATCCTTGAGTTGCTACAAAGATGTCAGTAGTAACACCACCAACATCAGCGAACATATGGAAGTCATCACCATTCTGAATTAACCTCGTTTTGCCTCCAGTATCTGCTGATTCTAAAGTAATTGTCGGAAGGGTCTGTGCTTTGACCCTGATGCAATTAGAAGTAGCAGAACCACCGTCAACGTCGATCTTGAAACTAGGAGAGTAATTGCCGACACCAATAGAGCCGTAGCAGTCAATATCTCTAACATTTACATCATCGGTTTGTAGGAGTTCGACGGCACCAGATCTTCCGTAAAAAGAACTAACAGCACTGGTAGGTCCAACCAGGGACGAAGAGAAACCGATGTGAGTGACTTCGATGAGAGATCCAATATCAGGAGCATCGTCTAAGCGTAGGACTAGGTTCTGAGCAACCAGAGTATAAGCATCCTTATGCTGCACCAGACCGTCGATAGTCACAATCACCGCGTGTACATTCGGTGGTGCCTTAGACATTGTAAAGTCGGAGTCAACGCCGTTAGCAGTGAATTGCTCGGAGAAGATCTCCGAACGATCCATATTATTGACAACGGAATTGTTTACCTGTCCGAAAAAGGTGTCACCTGTATTAGGTGGTTCTGAAAAATAGATTCTATCGCCCTGAACCCAGAAGGAACCAGGACCAGAAGATGCACTAGCAGTATTAGGTTGCTGCATAACACCGTTCAAACTGACGGTGAGTTGCATTGATTGCGCAACCGTGACTACATCGTTATTTGTTGTGCGCAGTGGGAAGTTTGTAAGAACCCCGTTGAACTGAGATGATACATCTTGGAGTTCCTGAATCTTACTGACATACGCTTCTGGATTAAGTCCAAGATATGCCATCAGACCGATACCTCCATAAAGCTAGCGATACAATCTAACGAACCTGCAGTATCGCACTTAACAACGATCTCATCACCGAGACCGACATCGACTTTTGTGACAGAATCTCCAGAAGTTGCAGTTGCTGCTGTTGATGCCGCTTGTGCTCTGTCAACATTCAGCAATTCGTTACCAGAACCTTGGAGAGATGTCACCAACATAATTTCGTTGCCGACCTTAATATATTCCTGAGCATTAAACTTAGGACCAGTATTGTCACTAACCTCAATCTGAGTATCAGTGGTGTTGGCGATATTTGCTGCTAAGGTATCTGTTACCGATGGAGTAGATGGGCGGTATCCGTTCTCATCATATGCGATGATAATCTTTTGCCCTTGCATAACTTCAAAAGAAGATCCAGCAGGAATCGGAAGATTCTTGACGATGAATACATCATCCTTAGGATACTGAGGATCAATAGAGTATGCAGGATACCTATTGATTTTAACCTCCGCCATAACAGCAGTCTGTGAAGTATTGGACAAGTTGCATCCAATGATCACAGACTGCTTTTCCACCTGAGTGCCTTGCAGTTCTACCGAGTAAATTGCGGTCTCGGTAGTACCTACACCTGTTTTAGAAGTTGAGATAAATTTATTTGCCATTTGTTATTAACCGAGAGCGATAGCAAGAGCGGTAGCATCAAGACCTGCTTCCACAGAGATACCAACCTGCGCAGCAAGCGTATTCACCTCAGCCTGCAATTCGTTAATTGCATTAACAAGGTTTGCTTTGTTTTGTGTGGTGAGGTTAGTAAGGTTACCAATAGTGATGTCTTTGATTTCATTAATCGCAGAAACAATACTGGATTTAGAGACAGTAGATAAGTTAGCAAGAATGCCAATGATCACGTCTTTAGTTTCATTGAGAGCAGCAACTAAACTGCTATCATCAACAATGTTCGCTGTCAATGTGGTAAGATCACCTACATCAGAATCAAGTTCGTTAATTGCATTAACAACACTAGTCTTATCAACAGTTGTCAGATTTGACAATGCTTTAATAATAGTCTCGGTAATGTAATTAACTGCTTCTACCATATCATCTTTACTTCCGCTAGGAATTTCAGATGATAAACTAGCAATCGGACCCAGTTCAGCATCCAATTCAATTAAGCAATCAGTGATCGTCTGGGCAACTAAGTTGTTGGCGACAGATTGCGCAATAATCTTTCCAGAAAAGTCACCATTATCAGCACCGATATCATTGATTTCGAGGCGCTGCTGCTCAAACGTATAATTTTTTGCTACGTTTCTTACAGTCATTCTACGTTAAGTCCTGAACGGATGAGTCTGGGATTATTTATATCAAGAAGTGATGAGGGATCTGAAGAACTTGACAGTGTTGGTAGCGTATGTCGGAGTGAAGATCACTTCGATATTGTTACCATTGTACTGAGCACTGATAGTGCCGAGACCACCTTGTGCCAAACCGCCAGATGTCATAGTGGCATATTCTTCAATGAAGATATCAGTGCCGTCGTGCATAATCAGAACTTCTTTTGTCTGAACGTAGACACCAGATGTGACTTGCACCACATACTTACCACTGAAATAATCAGCGTGTGTAAACGTATCAATCACAGCAGCTTGAATAACTGCAGTATTAACTGTGCCAGCATCAGTGCCGTGCACACCTTTGGTCAAGACAAGTGAATCGCCTTGATCATTGTAACGAATCTTCTCAGCTCCACCCAATGAGAGTGCCATTTGGTCGGGAGAAGGACGGAAGAAACCGTTATCCTGGTCTTGGTAGAAAGAAATACCAGGGATTGCTGCTGTACCATCACCTGCACCAGTAAAACCAGACAGGTTAGTCAGACCGTTACCATCACCAACAAATGCTGTAGCACCAACAGTGCCCTGTACTTGTAAGATCTGGGGGAGAGAGTTGTTCGGATCTTGTCCGATACCAATCTTATTATTTGTAGGGTCAACCTTAAAGATTGGAGTATTTGAACCATTGGGTTCAATAGTGACGACTGCACCATCGAAGATTACAGAAGAATTTGCACCAGTAACGCTGATGCTATTTGCTTCCAAATCAGAAACCAGTGTTCCTCTGTCGAACACAAGATCGCCAGTAGTAGTACCAGTGAAAGTACCTGTACCGAGAACAAACTTATCTTCAGATTCGTCGTAACCGATAAAAACGTTATCTTCGCTACCACGTTCAATGACGATACCAGAGTCACCAGTAGGCGCACCAACAACACCATTACCAAGTTCGATCAGTTTATCACCGATCACTGTGTTGGTTGTGGATACTGTTGTTGTGCCACCGAGGACTGTCAGTTCACCATTAATAACGACGTTGTTTGCAACTTCGAGATCTTCTGTGGGGTTGCCAACACCGATGCCAATCTTACCTTGACCAGTAATAACCAGGGCATCTGTCAGGTTGTTAACTGAAGATCCAGTAGAACCACCTGCAGGAGAAGTCTTTAATCTGATGTAACCACCAGAAGCAGAACCTGTACTAGTACCACCAGCAATAACGAGGTCGGAACCAGAAACGTCGATACCCGCTGCATCTGTTCTGGAAAGTTTACCAGTAACAAACAGCGAAGTTGCAACCTCTACTGATTGGAAATTAAATGCCGAAGTGCCGTCAATCTTGGGCGGAGTAATTGCTCCGTCTCTAATGACAGCAGTATCGATTGCCTCAAGACCACCAGTGGTACTGAGTTTTTCCGTAGTGATGGAGTTGTCTGCTAACTTGAGGGTGGTAACAGCGCCGTTCCTGATGGTGGAAGTCGTCACCGCCTGGGTGCCTACACCACTGTCAAGTTTGGCATCACTTACCAGCCCATCATTTAAACCAGTTCTCCTGATTCGTGTAAGCGCCATTGTTTAAACAGTTTCCTATGTGAGTATTTATAGTTTTGAAATGAGATCCTTCAAAAGAGATTTGATCTCAGAAACATCCGTTTTTAAATCGTCAATTTCTTTTTCATAATCACGACTTCTTTCCATTAACGCTTTTTGGCGTTTATAAGCTTCAAAGGAGCTTTTATCGTGATTGATAATCGCTCCTGTTTCATCACGGTGGTAATCACCGTGATCTTTTACTTTATGATAATTATGATTTTTAGCCCACATTTCAGCGATGATTGGTAACATCAATAGGTTGCGATAGTTCTTAGATCGCGGATTCTAGGAGGCATAGCGGGATTTCGCGAGCGCATTACAACTTTGATAGCGAAAGAGTTAAAGTCTTTCAGGTTATCAACAGTGAAACTATACTCCTTGAAGTCCGCTTCCGACTCGGTAGTCGGAGAGAAGTTGGTTCCTGTAGAAGGTGCCACCGCTTCATCAGGACCACCGTTTTCATTAAAGTATGTCCAGTTAATTTCATTGAAGAATACCTGCTGAGAGGAACGCTTCGTCTTGTACATAACAGCAATGTCATCGATTTCCTGCAGAGCAGCAGTAATCTTAACGGTGATACCATTACCAGGATTGTCAAGAGAGATCTCCTTAGTTACATAGTTTGCAACGTTAGAAGAGTTCTTGAGTCTTTCAGGTGTGAAGAGGAAACCATAAGCATCATATACTTCTTTGATTTCCATAGGAACATTGAAAGATTGGTTAACAATATCAAAACCATCTTCATATGTACCATTAACAGCGTTACCAACACCAATAATATCTCCTGCGACATAAGCAGAGTCATTAGAAGTAAAGATCAGGCGATAGTTTTCTTGGTTCCAGCGAACAATATTGCCAGTCTTAGTATCTGTATCGTTAGCAAGTTTATCTGCAGGATCGATATCAAACTGAGCAAGAGACAGATCGCCAGCGATCTTCAGAGGTAAAGTGAAACCTTGAGCAGGACCTGATGCAGGGTTGGTAGTAACACCATCGAAATTCCACTCCTGGTTGTATGTAGAAGAACCGCTGAACACAGGTTCTTCGCCAAGAATGAAACCTTCTCCTTCGATGATTCTCACAAACATCTCGCCAGGAGATGCAGCATTCCAGTAAGACAGAATACCTTTGGTGCCAGAGGTCTTACCAGTAATAATCTGACCCTTACCGTTTGTGGTTTCAAAGCTTTGTGCAGATCCAAGAGTTGCGGGGGTACCAGCACTATCAATTAATCTCATCACAACAGTCTTAAAGACTTCAACCTGCTGAACTTTTCTGCCGTATCTATCTTCAATACCAGTAGGAGATTCAACACGGTTAGTAGTGAGAATTGCCTGAGGATTCTTAAGATTAATGATCGGAGAAAGATTAGCATTAGTAGTGCTTAGTGTCGCAGTAACACCAAGAGACTTTTGCGAATTCAAACGAGAAGAGAATAACTTCTCATTCAGTTTAGATGCAACAACACGTTGAGTAGGGAAGTAATACTCCTTATTCAAAATGATAGGTACACTATCTTCTGCAGTATAATCTGTAACTGTTTCTCTACTATCAATTGGTTTGATAGCAGTAGTTTTGATTGTAGTGGAGAGAGTTGTATCAGGATAATCAAGAGAATCAAGTTTAACAAGTGCTTTCTCAAACTTGACTTGACCCAATGCAAGTACGTTCAATCCACCACCTGTAGCTGTGCCACCTGCACTTGTCACCATACCGACAGTATAGAAATCAATGCCAGAATCGATAACGGGAAGAATCTGGGAGTTGATAGCAGTTGAAGAATAACCACCAACACCAGAAGACTTCTTAAGAGCAACAAAAGAACCTTTGTTCAAACCGTGGTTCTTATGCATAACCTTCAGGATCTTATTGTTAGCACCGAAGAGTTGACTGCTAGTGGAAGAAGATCCAGTTGCATCTGTTTGCAGCGGGTTGGCAGAAAGTTTGCTGTAACCCATATCAGCATTGACCAGTTCTACAACACCAGACTTAGTGGTATCGAACTGAGCACGATGCATCTCAAACTTCAGATCCTCGTATTGGTTCGCGGTCCAAAGATTGCTGTTCTGGCTCTTAAACAGTGAACCAAGAAGAGGTTGAGTAGTAACTGTAGAGTTACTGTTAATTTCAGTCTCACCGAGGCGAGA